ACGGAAAGGCTGAAGAGCAGTGGATTATTACTGCCCTGGATAATAAATACAAAGAGAATGATAAGCTCATCACTTCAGCAGCTGCAAACTCTGAGATTCTTTTCAGCCTTATGCTGAATCCAAATGTTCTCGGTGCCGGGATGCCTGGAGGTACATACTCAGGGAACCAGGGTGGAAGCAATATCCGGGAAGCTTTCCTGGTGAATATTGCAAACTCCTGGCTTGATCGTCAGAACCTGCTGGATCCTCTCGAGCTTTTTCTGCACTTCAATGGAGTTAAAGATATTCAGCTTCGCTTCCGGAGTACAATTTTAACCACGCTTGACACAGGAGCTGGTACCACTAAAAAACTTTCATAGCAATGCTTATAAGAAAAATTGAAGAAGTCAGAGAATTGTTGCCGGTGAGCACCGCAGTGGATCTGGACAGACTAAAACCTCATCTGGAGTTAGCTGAAGAAAATTTTATCAAACCCCTGCTGGGTACTTTGTTATTTAAAGATCTGAATGATATCATCGGGGAGCTTGTTCCTCCAGCACTGGCCGAGCATGAAGATGCCTTCAGAGAGCTGTTGATGCTTGTACGTCGCTCACAGATTCACCTGGCTTATTGGATGGGCTATGAAGTTCTGAATGCCTATATCAGCGATGGTGGCTTCCGGAGGCAGGAATCCAATACTGTAAAAAGTTTGTATAAGTATCAGGAGGACAACCTGAAGGATTACTTCAAATCATCCGGATACAATGGGTTAGATGCTGTCCTGGAGTTTATAGAAAGAAACATCACACACTTTGAGAACTTTAAGCAGTCTGAAACCTGGAAGTTCATCAAGGGAGCATTTATCCCGGACACCAGTACTTTGAACTCTATTTACTTTATCGGCAACAGTCGCCTGATATTTATGAGAATTCAGCCATACATGAAGGTAGTTGAAGATTTAAGTATCAGTCAAATTATTGACAATAAGAATTTTGAGTTTATCAAAACCGAGATGGCAACGGATGATCCGGATGAAAGGGTTATTTCTATTCTTCCATATATCCGTAAGCCTATCGCATTTTTGGCCGTGTCCATGCTTATGGAAGACAGCGGAGCTGATCTTACGGATAAGGGATTGTTCTTCGAAGGAAAGGCTCAAACGATGATGAGCGATTCAGTTAAGTCACCTGCTGAAATTGAGCGAGTGCAAAATCTGGTTAAACGAAACAAAAACCTTGGGAAAAGCTATCTGATTCAGCTTAAGCAGTTCCTGATTGAGAATTCAGAATTATGGGGAGGGTATTCCGCACCCAGGCATGGGATCCACAATCGCAATAACACCGGTAAGAAAACCTTTTGGGCATGAAAACAATTGAAATTGAGTATCGTACTTTCTGGCTCCGGAGCAGAGTACAAAGTAATGTTCCTGAAAAGTGGGACGAAGTTACTCCCAGGCAACTCATTGCAATAGCCAAAAACTATCTGGGAGAAACCACGGATGATAAAATGCTCTCTGTGATGTGCGGAGTAAGAAAGTGGATTATTAAGCAGCTTGATACTTATCAGAAATTTAGTCTGGCCACTGAATTAAATTTCATAACAGATTACAAGCCGTTTAGTCATTTTATTATAAAAAAGGCTGGCATCCTGAGAGCTCCGAAGCCTAGGCTTCAGGGGATGAGTTTCGGACAATTTATGTTTGCAGATTCATATTATTCTACCTGGTTAGTTTCGCAAAAGGATGAAGATCTGAATAAGTTTGTTGCTGCATTGTACCTTCCGGAGGGAGAGATTTTCAAAAGTGATAATATGCCGGCACTCATACTGATTGCTGAAAGGATCCCGCTGATGGTGAAATGTGCAATCTCAATTAATTACAGGCTTATTAAGGAGTTTATCAGCCATGCATATCCAATGATTTTTCAAAAGCCCAAAGAAGGTGCCCGGTCAAAGCCTGATGATGGCTGGGTGAAAGTGTTCGAATCCGTTGTTGGGGATGATATCGTTAATCAGGATAAATATTCTGAACTACCGGTGCATGTTGTTTTAAGGTGGATATCCAGAAAAATTAAAGAAAATGCCAAGACCAGGTAAGTTTTCAGATATGGTTGCATACTTCAGACTTCTGGCGTCTGAGCATCAACAAATAAAACACAGCGATACTGATAAGCATTTTTACCGCTTTGAAGTGGATGAGGTGCTTAGTGGGATTAACAATATCAGGTACCCGGCATTCATTCTGGAAGGATATCGGTTTTCATTTACTGATAAGAAATCAGACAATCCGGTAAAGAAGCGCCAGGGCGCCTTTATTCTGCTGGATCATGTCGGAGATCCGGGAGACCATGACAAGATCCATCAGGTGTGGGATTTTCTCGAGGAAATAGGAGATGATATCCTGGCACGTATTGCTGCAGATAAGAGGCAGAGAACTTCACCGGTCAGAGATTTTGACCTGGAGAGTGTGGAAGGAACATTACTCGCCACAGAGATGGGAAATCATTACGGCATCAGGTTTACTTTCGATGTCGATTGCCGGTTTTCTATGGAGGTTGATCCTGCAAAATGGGCTAAATGATTCCGGAAAACCTTCCTGAGTATAATCAAATGATCAGCCGGTGGTCCTCAATGGTTCGCCGTAAATTGGTTGGTTTTGCACTAAGAATGCCTAAAGGCAAAGAAGGTGCAGTAACCAGGGGAGTCACCAGATCCAGGAGCCGGACAGAGTACAAGCTGAAGGATAATATTTCGTACCGTGCCCATAAGGATTATGGACAAGTGGATGGCGTTGGCTTTCAGTTTGAAAGGCATGGGGTTTTTGTTCATAAAGGAGTTGGCCGGGGATATGTTATGGTTGGGGGTATGGTTGTAAGGGGTTATAAACCTGGATCAGAAGCAAAGAAATATGCAGCATCAAAGAACCGGGACGCAAAACCAACGCTCCTTATTGGCCCAGGGCGACGAAAGCCGGTAGAGTGGTTTAACCCGGTGCTGGATAAATATGTCCCAGAACTGGCAGATAAGGTGGCAGAAATGAATGCTGATGCAGCTGTGAATGCTGCGAGGATGAGGATAAAGTGAGTAATAGTAATTGATAGTAGTGTTTTTTTGAAATTAAACTGCGAGAGTCTAATTTTGCTATTTATCTTAAAAAGAGGCTGCCTGCTTAATGATGTACCAGAATAAGAATATATTTGCACCTTTAAATAAACGTTTCAGAATGAGCAAAAACGAAAGAATAACTGAAAATCTAGTCCGAGATATTTTAAGAGATTTGAGTTATTATGATAACTCTACTACTCATGTCGAAGAACAAATGAGCCAAATAGAGGAAGTAAAAAGGCTTTTAAGGGGTGCAAGCAAGACAGGTAAAGGTGGTATAGGCTCACCTGAATTTATTATTTCAACATCTGAAACACCTGATTTTATAATTTTATTTGAGTGCAAAGCAGACACAAATAAACATGAAAGTTCAAAACTTGACAAACCAGCCGAATTTGCAGTTGATGGTGCCTTACATTATGCAAAAGCTTTGTCAAAATCATATAATGTAATCGCAATTGCAGTAAGTGGGCAGACCAAATCTAGTCTAAAAATATCTAATTTTATTTATCCTAAAGGATCTACTAAACATAAAGATCTCGTAAACAAAGCAGGAACCACAATTGGATCAATAATTTCATTTGAAGATTACATTGAACATGGCACATTTGACCCAGATGTAGCAAGGAAAAGGCATGATGATTTAATGGAGTTTTCTCGGGAACTTCACAATTTTATGCGTGACCATGCTAAACTGACAGAAAGTGAAAAGCCACTCCTAGTTAGTGGAACATTGATTGCACTTAAAAACAAAGCATTTGCAAAAAGTTTTGATGCATATAAACCTGAAGAGCTACAGAGAGAATGGATGAGAGTAATCAAGGAAGAGTTTAAAAAAGCAGAAATACCCAATTCAAAGGAGTATAGCATGACTCAGCCATATTCATCCATTGCTGTCCACCCTAATTTAGGTAAGTCACTGAAGAAATTCCCTAATGGTGTTCTGTTTGAGCTTATTAAAATGCTAAATGAAAAGGTCTGGCCCTTTATTAGTGTTTACCATGACTTTGATGTTGTGGGTCAGTTTTACGGGGAATTTTTGAAATATACTGGTGGTGATAAAAAAGCATTAGGCATTGTATTAACTCCACGCCATGTTACAGAATTATTCTCTCTCATCGCAAATGTCCAAAAAGATAGTAAAGTTCTTGATATATGTGCAGGAACTGGTGGCTTTCTCATATCAGCGATGCACCAAATGTTTAAAAAAGCAGAAACAAAAGAAGACAAAGAAAAAATCAAGAAGGAGTGTTTGATAGGTGTTGAAAATCAACCTCAAATGTATGCCCTTGCTGCAAGCAACATGATTCTCCGAGGGGATGGGAAAGCCAACTTGCACCAAGGGAATTGCTTTGACGAAGCAATTACAAAACAAATCAAAAAACACAAATGCACGATTGGAGTTCTAAATCCGCCATACTCACAAAGTGATGAAGATTTACATGAATTAGTTTTTGTTAAACACATGCTCGATTGTCTTGATAAGCAAGGGGTCGGCGTTGCCATTGTGCCAATGTCCTGTGCAATTTCACCACACCCTAAAAGAGAAGAATTATTAAAATTTCATACTCTCGATGCTGTGATGTCTATGCCGTCTGATTTATTTTATCCTGTTGGTACTGTTCCATGTATTATGGTTTTCAAAGCTCATGTACCTCATCACGTTAGTAATAAAAAATCATGGTTTGGATATTGGAAAGATGATGGTTTTATAAAAACAAAACATAAAGGAAGAATTGATCAAAACGAGAAATGGCAAAATATAAGAGACCATTGGGTTGAAACATACCGAAATCGGGAAGATATCCCAGGTGAAAGCATTAAAGAATATGTCACTGCTCAGGATGAGTGGTGTGCAGAAGCTTACATGGAAACTGATTATAGTCAAATATCTAAAGAAATTTTCGAAGAAACGGTAAAAAACTACATGATTTTTAAACTTAATATGGGCAACAAATGAAGTTAATAAAAGTGTCCGATATTTTTGACGTACAGTATGGAAATAGTTTAGAACTAAACCGTCTTAAGCAAATTCCAGGTGGAATTAATTTTGTTTCAAGGACTTCAAAGAATAATGGTGTATCAGCAAAAGTGAAAAAGATTGATAATATTGAGCCATCTCCAGCAGGAAGCTTAACCGTCTCCTTAGGTGGTTCAGTGCTAGAATCATTTGTTCAGCCGGAACCTTTTTATTCAGGATATCATATATACTGCCTTTCAACAAAGATTAAGCTTACAGATGAAGAAAAATTGTTTTACTGTGCTTGTATTTCAGCAAATCGATACAGATATAATTATGGTAGACAAGCAAATAGAACATTGAAAGATTTGTTAATTCCTGATTACTCTGAGATTCCACCTTGGGTAAATTCGGCAGACATACACCAATATGATGAGGCTAGTTCTCCATATTACAACAAGACTACACCAACAATTGAAACAAAATATTGGAAAAGCTTTAAGATTGGAGATCTATTTAATTTAAAGAAAGGTAAAAGGCTTACAAAAGCAGATATGATTACCGGTAATTTGCCTTTTATTGGCGCAATTGATAGTAATAATGGGTATAGAGAATTTATCGGTCAAAAAGCAATTCATGCAGGTAATACGATTACTGTCAATTATAACGGTTCTGTTGCGGAGGCTTTTTTTCAACCTAGCCCATTTTGGGCCTCTGATGACATCAATGTACTTTATCCAAAGTTCAACATGAACCAATATACAGCACTTTTTATTGCTTCAATCATTAAGTCTGAAAAATACCGTTTTAATTATGGGCGAAAATGGCATTTAGAGAGAATGAAAATTTCTGAAATAAAACTACCAACTAAGAATAATGGTGAACCTGATTTTGAATTTATGGAAAACTATATAAAAACTTTAAGATTTTCTAAGCAAATATGATTTGTGTATTTTAATTAGATATCGCATTTGTTACATACTAAGATCTCTATCCTCCGGAACATTACTAATTGAATCCATTCCCATATTGTCAACTTGTATTCCGAAGCATTATAATGATTAACCCAGACTTTTCTGAAGTTTCTGGATCCACATTTATTGCAAATCTTAACTGTTTTCATGGCTTAAGGTCTAAGTTTATTCTTTCCAAGTAGTGCTTTAATAACTTATTTAGTCTTCCCTTTCCGGAATAGTAGTATTGTTATATTCAGTGTAAATATATACATAATTACTTGTAACAGCCATAATTACAATGTAAACAAAGTCCATGAGAAAGTAAAGAATAGTTGCTCTGTAAATGACTATAAAACTCAACTTGCCGAAAAGTAAATAGCTTCCATTTTGTAGATCAATTGAATAGATGTTAGTGCTATGGTTAAAAAAGTCAGTAAAGAATAGCACAGATAGTAATACAATTGTAAGAATAGCGATTAGAATTGCATAGGTCGTTAATGTTGTGAATTGTTTGAAATAATTTTTGGTCTTTATAAGTACAGCCCTTTTCGATTCTGTCATATTTTGAATTGCAAAATCCAATGTTCTAAATTTGTCAAAAATGGAAATAATCATTGACAAAAACAATCCAATGAAAATCGATAGTGCCGCAATTATGTAACCCACGAAATCAATTTCCATGAAATTGCCCGAAGAATAAGAAATGCCTAATGACAATAAAATGAATAACCATTGCAAGGGAGAAAACCAAAGTTTTGATTTCTCTTCTTTGCCTGCAATGTCTGTGTTTTGCCATTTGTGAGCTTCACGAATGAGCAACCCTAAATAACGTTTAACGTTCCGTAACTGCATTTCTTCTGTAGACTTCCGGGATAATGGTGTCTTCGAGCAAAGTTAAGCAATAATCTTTTAATTCTGCGAAATTAGGGCTCCCATTTACTATATTAATTTTATCTTCAAGCGGTATCATAGGCTTAATCTCGAAGTCAGTATCCAACTTAAAAATAGCCTGCTTCTTGTTTGCCTCGTTTTTTAGGTAGCCTTTTTTTTCAGTATAGTCACGTAGCCTTTTTCCATAAAGTATCCCGGCTTCAATTTTCTCCCTCCAAACCCGTATTCTACTTTTATCAATTCCTTTAGATGCTACAATTTCAACTTTTACAATGAGTTCTTGGTTTTCCTCATCATTAAATGCTTCTCCGGGAATATCCCTATCCATATATCTTGTTGAATAGGAGAATCTTTGAACAATACTTGAGTTTTTAAACTCTTCTTTCAGCTGGTCAGGAACAAACTTTGAAATTGTTGGCTTAAAAAAGTTTGGTGTATGTGTAAATAATGAACTCAAAAAGTCTGTAAAAATATCCGTAATTGTCTCTGTAGAATAACTTTGCAGAAACAGTACGCCAATTTTGCTTTCAAATGGTGTATAAATTAGGAAGAAGAACTTGTCTAAGATGACATTTTGAGTTTCGATGGGTTCACGTTCTTGTTTGTTCCTCAAAGTCGATTTATTTCGGGTTAGTCCATACTTTCCACCTTCCACAGTTCCATCAATTATCTTTTTTTCAGCATTTATTGAGATTGTCACTGTATCACCTTCTGTAGTTAATTCAGTATCGTAAGCAGTAAATGCTTTTTGCTTCGTACTGTTTTCAATAAAATCTTCAGTATCGACAGATCTGATAAACGCCCCAAAATATCTGAAGAAGATTTCTGTATTCGTTTCATCAGGATCAATTTCAAATTTCTCACAAAAGAAATTTCTAAATGTCTTATCCTCATTTCGTCTGGGTTTTAGGATAATTTGATAAACCTCTAATTTTGGAGAATGTGCCATATACTATATTTTAAGTTTGTCAAATGTACTAAATAATTATTTTTACTGTACTAAATAAATACTAATTTTTATTTTTTCATTATTTTTATAAAGATTTCTTCTTAATTTGCATACTAATTTGAGTGTTAATTTTTTTATGGCACGTTACCCAAACATTGACTACAAAGGCGGTCACCCAAAAATGCCAACTCCAGGCAACGTAATAGTTGAAGTTGATGACTTTGACAAATGCATCAGAATAATCAAAAAGGACTGGTCCGGAGAAAATTTTGTCCTTATTGATAATGATGAAATTTTAAATATCTCATTGGATGAGAAGACTAATCGTTCGCTTGGTAAAGCAGCTGCCGGTGCTGTAATCGGAGGTGTTTTGACTGGTGGCATTGGCTTGTTAGCTGGCGGTCTTCTTGGTGGTCGAAAGAAAGATGTTTCTAATGTTTACATCACAATTGCTCCAAACGGCAAGGAAGTGGATATTATTCTGAAGGCTGGTAAGCATGCGGAGAATATTTATGCAGCTATTGCAGGTATTCTATAGCCTCTAATTGTCCCCATTTTTCCGTATTGACAACACCTGGCATTAATTTATTTTTGCCAGGTATTGCCTATATATTGGTTTTGTACAGTATCTTTGCCGGGTCTAAAACCTAGTGCAATGCAATTTCTCCAGAATAACATAGGGCGAAGCCCTGAGTGTCTTGTATCCGTGAGGTACAGGCGGTATCTAGGTACCGAGACAACACTCAGGGCTTCGCCTGTTTAGGAGATTTAGTATGAGTTCAATTTCTTTGTCCGGCCTGGTCAGGCGTGGATGCACGGCTAAAAAGCCGGCTGGTTTAATTTCTATTCCGGGAAAATCAAATTTATCAGATGTTTTAGCGTTTGTCTCAAGCGCTACTCCAACGCAGCTTCGTGCTATAAAAATCGCTTTAATGCAAAGGCGACGGGATGTTAGTTTCGATGTTACTTTCAAAAGCGGAAGAGTGGAGCAATGGACGGTGGACAGCCCGGAGCATATGATTCAGATTCTGATGGGGGAGAGGAGGGGAATTTCTCACATCTCAAAAGGAAAGGAATCAACCAAATGAAAGACCAGACCATTAACCTTGGTGGTGACAATAAAATTACTACCAATGCTCTTAAAACTATTGTTGAACTACAGCGCAATGAGAATGAAGCATTGCACGAACACATCTACCAGCTTGGACGCACAGTGCTCTGGATTGGAAAATTGATGGATGGATTCGATCCCAATAATAAGGATGACATAGAAGCTATTGCAGCAATTGTGTCTATCTCTAATGTGGCCGCAATGCTACAAAGCTTTGAAGTTAAATAACAGGAGGGCCGGTCATGGGAAAGTATCCTTTTTTTGGACTACCCGGTGAAGTCGATGATGACCCGCTAGATCCTGATGTGTTGGTTAAAGTTATCTCCAGCATGTATCTCCCGGCCGGTGATGCCGAATCAGCTGATGAGCTGATAAGTCATGCCGACCTCGTTGAATCCATCCGCAGCACTATTGTTAATGTCAATAGTACTGCTGTTTATGACAGTATGATAAATATTGGATTCAGATCACGTACAATAGAAGGAACTATCTTCTGGCTGGTATATAATGCCTGATAGGGTTGTCCTTTCGTCTGGGGTGCGCCTGGATGTAATTTGCCTGAAATTTCAAACGAGATGGCAGGCAGTTACACCAGGCGCATTAATTTATACATAAACGGCAAAGAGGTAAAGAATAATATTGCTTCTATCAAAGCCGAGATGAGCAAGCTCATCAATGAACAGGCCCGCATGACCCGTGGATCGCGCGAGTATGTGGAAGCCGGTAAACAAATCAAGGCTCTTAAAGGGATAGTTCAAGAACATGCTGATCAGCTCAAAACGGTCAGTAATTCCTGGAATTTCGAGAATCTCAGCCATGCCATGAACAAGTATTTCCTGGCTGTCTCGACATTCGTCGCTGGATTTTCCGGTTTACTCTATTCCGGGAAAAAGGCAATCACAATGTTTGCCGAGTTTGATGATAAAGTTTCAGATGTCCGCAAAACCACCAGTCTGACCAGGGAACAGGTTGTGGCCATGAATGAGGAACTCAAAAAAATGGACACCCGGACAGCGCAGCTGGAGCTGCTGGACCTTGGCCGCATTGCCGGAAAACTAGGTATAAATGCAGAAAAAGATGTAGAAGGCTTTATAAGAGCTTCTGACAAAGTAGTTGTAGCCCTGAAAGAGGATCTTGGAGATAATGCAGAAGAAGCTGTCAGGCAGATAGGTAAACTTGTGACTGTGTTCGGAGTTCGTGATAGGTTTGGTATTGAGAAAGCCATCACTAAAACAGGTTCTGCTATTAATGAACTTGGGATGGCGAGCACTGCAAATGAAGCTTATATAGTGCAGTTTACAAAGAGGGTAGCAGGTATTGCACCTACAGCAAAGATCTCAATACAGGATGTTATGGGACTGGCGGCTACTCTGGACCACTTGGGTCAAACATCTGAAGTTTCAAGTACTGCATATAGTCAGGTAATTACTGGCATGTTTAAGGATACTTCTGCTTTTGCCCGGGCCGCTCGTATGGATGTGAAGCATTTTTCTAACTTGTTGAAGAAGGATGCCAATGAAGCATTTATCAAACTTCTGGAAGGCCTGAATAATAATGATGCCGGCATGGAGGAACTCATCAAAAGCATGGGCGATCTTGACATGGAAGGCAAACGTGCCATCAGTGTTATCGGGGTACTTTCAAACAATGTAAATATCCTCCGGGAGCAACAGGCCATCAGCAACCGGGAGTTTGCAAAAGGAACCTCACTTCAGCAAGAGTTCAATGTTAAGAATAATAATGCCCAGGCAATTCTTGAAAAAAAGAGAAAGGTTCTGAATAATCTGGCTATTGAACTAGGTGAAAAACTGATGCCGGCACTGACCATTTCTACATCCGGATTCAGCTACTTTGTGAAGGCCGGCATTGTTTTGACAGACTTTTTTATTAAACATTCCGGCACCATTGTCAAACTCACTTTAAGTATTGCAGCTTATACTTTAGCAACTAAACTGGCCACAATGTGGCAAACACGCCAAACCCAGGCCACCCTTGCACAGATTATTGCCACTAAAGCCAAAACGATAGTTGAAAATATTGCTATTGCCGCCACTCAGCTCTATGCAGCTGCAACAATGTTGCTTGCAGGAAATCTGAAAGGAGCAACTCAGGCAATGAGGGTATTTTCTGCTGCTACAAAAATGAATCCAATTGGCCTTTTAGTTGGTGTGTTGACACTTGCAGCGGCAGCAATATATACATATACTCAAAGGTCAAAAGAAGCAACTGTAGAGCAAAATGCCCTAGCTCATGCTGAGCAGCGAGCTAATGAAATGCTGGATGAGAAAGCTGCAAAAATTAAATTCCTTCAGGAGCGAATAGAGAATGAGAATATAGCGAATCATTATAGAAAACAGGCAATTGAAGATCTGAAAAAAATAATGCCCGGGTACAATGCTGAACTGACAGAGGAAGGGCGCCTTATCAATCACAATGCTGACGCAATAAAGAATTACCTGGTACTGCTTGAGATGAAATACCGTAAAATGGCAACTGAAGAAGAAATGATTGATTTGATCAAGAAAGAAACTGCAGCACAGAGGGAACTTCAAAAAGCAGAAAATGAATATCAGTCTGCTTTGGCCACTAATTCATTAAATGAGGTTGTTAGTGGTGGAGAAGCAGGGATTGCCGGGCAGGTATCACGTGCAAATACTTTAAACAGTTCTAAGAATAAACGGGATCGGGCTGAACGTGAGCACCAACAAACTGTGAAAGCACTGGATAGAATGAGAGGGGAAGTTCAGAAAGCAGTTGAGGAATACCAAAAGCAATTGAATGCAGATACCGGAACCATGGGTCCGGAATATTTCAATTATAACAATTTAAAAAATAGTACCAACAATGAGGATACCGGTGGAGACAAAACCAAGAAAAAATGGTCAATTAACTCTGATATCAATTTTCTAAAGGAGTCGTTGAAACTTAAGCAAGATTACGGCAAAGGTGTAATCGCAACAGAAAAAGAACTTCAGGAACAACTGCGCAACCTGGAAATTAAACATTTGAAAAAAAGAATCCTTTCCGGAAAAGAATCCGGTGAAGATATGCTTTCTCTCAGGCAGGCGCTTGCAGATAAGTACATAGACATACGTAAGGAGGAAGAAAAACGCTCCGGAGAGCTTACTGAAGCTTCCTTGAAAGGACAATCTGCTGTGGATAGGGAAAGACAGGAATTTGAAAACCGACTGATTGAACTGAAACTTTTCGGAAAATCCCGTAAAGAAATGACAGCTCTGGAGTTAACTGCCCTGGAAGCGCTGGAGAAAGAACACAATCAAAAATTAGCGAAGCTGGATGCTGATGCTATGAAAGACGAGATTGAGCGTCAGCAACGGAGTTTTGATACAGGAATGGCAGACCTGAAGCTGCGCAATTCAGAAGAGCTAAATACTATTACTTCTCTGGCTCAGGCTAAGAAGATCCTATCCGAAACAATGTCCAATGAAGAGCTTCAGAAGATCCGTAGCCTGGACAAAGCCAAAAAGTTGATTCAAAAACAACAGGCCATCGAGGAGGAGCAATTCGCCAGGGAGCACCTTGAAGAACTTCTGCAAATTCTTCAAGGGGTTATGGTCTCAGGAGAATGGGAGGGTATCGATCTGAGTGATGCATTGCTGAGCGATGAAGAAAAGCAGTTGCTGATAGATCGGATCAATGAGGTTAAGAAATCCCTTTCCGGATTAACTGCCAGCGAAGACGAAAAGGATCCAGCCTTAAGCAAGATCGGTGGCATGAGCACTGATGTGCTGGGTTTCTCTCCAGAGGATTGGGATCTTCTGTTTGAGAACCTGAAGGAAGGCAAAATGAAGATCGGGGATATGATTATGGCTGCTAAAGCTTTAACAAAAATCTTCGAATCCTATTATGATTCTGTATCAAAAGGGGAAGAGTCCAGGTATAAGCAATACGAGAGTAATATCAACGGGCAAAAGAAAACCCTTCAGCAGAATCTTGACAATAACCTGATAAGTCAGCAGGCGTATAATTTCCAACTTGCTCAACTTGACAGAGAGCTGGAGGGCAGAAAGGCTCAGATGGAGCGCAGAAATGCTATCCGGGCACGCAATGTTGCAATTATGGAGGCAATCGTAAATACTGCCTCAGCTGTTACTTCAGCCCTGAAAGTTGCTCCACCTCTGGGATTAATATTGGCCGGAATTGTTGGCGGTTTGGGTGCATTCCAGATCGGTAAAATCATTGGAACCCCGCTGCCGACTATTGAGGGGAAAGAAGATGGAGGATTCCTGGATGTGAAACGAGCTCAGGATGGCAAATTATTCAGGGCAAAGAAAGATCCTGGCAAACGTGGATATGTGAGCACCCCAACTGTTATCACCGGAGAAAAAGCCGGTTCAAGTGAGTATATTGTTTCAGATGTAGGGGTTAATAATCCAACAGTAAAACCAATTCTGGATATCCTGGAGATGGCCCGGTTGAATGGGAACCTTTCTTCCATAAACCTGCCCGCAATTCTTGAGAGTACTCAAACTTATCCGGGTCGTCAATCGGGTGGATATATCAGTGAAATCACAAGAAGTGCCCCCGGGGGCAATCAGTCACCAGCAGCTCCGGCTCAGGATCCTGCCTTGCTGGAAATTATCCGCCAGAATACAATTATCATGGCAGCATTAAAAGCCAGGCTTGACAAGGGCATAGAATCAAAAGTTGCTCTGCATGGCCGTGGTGGGTTGTATGATGTCATGGATGAGGATGCTCAATTGAAAAAGAACGCAAATTTTTAGACCATGCTTGAAATTCTTGTAAATAGGGAACACCAGCTCCAGTTTCCTGAAGATTTAACATTGCAATTTGTAGAAGAGAATCCAATGTTCACTGAAGACAGGATTCCAATACTTCATACACTTTCATTTGAGGTGCCACCAACGGCAAAAAATTTAAAAGCCTTCGGTTTCCCAAACAGAGTTACCTCGAAATCTGTAGTAAGAAAGTATCCGGCTGAAGTCAGGCATTCAGGCGTTGTGTTTGCCAAAGGAGAATTACTTCTTATCGAATTCCAAACCTTAATTAAACTTCAGTTTAAGGGTAGCAGAGAGAATGTCAACCTGAGAACCAGTATGAATAATATTGATTTCGGATCCGAATCATTCGGAACATTCCCATATAACCCTCAGGTTCTTAACTACAACGCTGCTGAACTGGATCCATACACAACTGCAATGAAAGATATTGCAATTTCAGGAGATCCTTTTGTTATTGCACCGGTTCGCCTGGAAGGAGTCCAATGGGATGGGCTTGAAGGCAGGAATGGATTATTAAATGCCATGGGGCTTTACTTGAATTATTATAACCCCATTGCAGGTAACTTTTATTTTGAAGTCAACACTGTTGGTGCCAGCAAAGCAAAATGCCGGCTCCCGATTTTCCCTTTCCCTTATGTAAAGGATCTTATAACTAAAGTGTTTGACAAGTATCTGGTGAATAATCCTTTTGATGACAATGCAGATCTTGCCAAACTTGTAATGATTACTTCAAATCATAAAAACAACAGCTCCGGGACTCTGGTCAGTTCATATACCCTTTCCGGAGGTGCCGGAAGAAAGTACCCGGTTATCTATCCTTTAGTTGATAGCTATGATCAGATTAACGGATATGTCTCGATTGATTGGGAGTACAGTTCTTTTATGCAGAATTATTTATTCTCTGATTTCCTGAAGGACCTTATGAAAATATTCAGCATGACCACTTTCCCTGGCATGAGATATCGTATGGAGTTCAATAATGATATAATGAACAGACAAATTAAAGTTGATTGGAATGATAAGCTCGCGGGAGATCCTGTTATTTCCCTTGAGCCGGCTAAAATATATGTCTTTAAATACAGCAGATCTGAAGGTGATACCAATGAAGTCATTATTAATAAACTGCCAACAGTAAAAGCAATATTTGATGATGTGTATTTCGATCCGGAAGCGGAAAGCAGTAAGATATATGAAGACGAGAGTTCCAGCGCCCAATTTAGTTTATCCAGGAACCTTGTTGGTCTAAATTCAAATGTTATTATTCAATCGGAATTGAAGCGCAACCCTTTGGTTACTGCAGAAATAAATAATGACGAAACTGAAAAATATGAGGTGTCATCAACAATGACCCCTGCAACCATGAATATTACTGAGTTCTGGAGCGATGATGATTGCCATCCCGATGTTATCCCCAAAAAATATTGGTATGTTCCTCATATTACCAACAACGGGATTAAGACAGCTCCATATATCATGTTTTTCGGAGGAATGGCAAACAGCTTTGATTATGAAGGGGAATATCCCTTACTGATGGCACATCATACAGATCATTTTGGAATGAAGCGATTAAATACTTCATTGCATCTGGAAGGTCCTGATGGGCTGATTGAAAAGTTTCATGGCTCCATGAAACAATGGATTGAAAAAGACAGAGTCCGGATTAAAGGATCATTCAGATTATCAGTTTATGAAATCAGAACACTGGATATCTCGACCAAGGTAGCTCTCAGGGGCAGACTGTTTTATATTGAGAAACTAGACTATTCTCTGACTAATACCAATATCAGCTTGGTTGATGTGGATTTAATTGAGTGTTAAGTTGTCCTTTAGATGACTCATTCAGGAAGGTAGTTTTGTCAAAAATTAAACTTCATTAGCTGATGAATGATCTTCTCCTGATTGTAATTCCTTCACTTCTTACCGGAACTACAACCTGGCTATTCAGCCGTAAAAAATACAAAGCTGAAACAACCGGGAATGAACTTGACAATGTTGAGAAAGCTGCTAAAATCTGGCGTGAGCTCTCAGAAGACCTTGAGAAAAGACTGAAAGATGATATCAGAGAATTGCGGGAAGAAAACATCACAATAAAGGATCGTTTCAATACTGTATTGGAAGAGAATAACGCTCTTAAATTACAGATGTCAGCGCTTGAAAAGCAATTGAAAGAAGCACGGGGAGAAAATAAGAAGCTTCTTGATGAGCTTAAAAAATTTAACAAAAATTATATACCGGCATGAGAAAAATAACCCATATCGTGGTTCATTGCACTGGCACTGAAGCTTCCGCAACTATTGAAGGCATCAAAAGTTATTGGAAAAATGAAAAGGGATGGAAATATCCAGGCTATCATTTCATAATAAAGCCTGATGGCGAAATTGTCCAGCTATTGGATATCGCAATTCCTTCAAATGGTGTTAAAGATCGAAATTCTACCCTCATCAATGTATGCTACATTGGCGGTCTAAATTCACTGAAGCAGCACATTGACACACGAACACCACAGCAGAAACAATCGATTCTTATGAAACTGAAGCAACTTAAAAGCCAGTTTCCAACGGCCATAATTCAAGGCCATCGAGACTTTCCCGGAGTCATTAAGTCCTGCCCTTGTTTTAATGCTAAACTTGAATATGCAAACATATGAGAACATTCGTATTCATACTCCTGGTTCTGTCATTTGCTGCATGTAGAACCAGCCGGACTTCAACATCAAGCCACAGCATAATAAACAGGACAGATATTCAGATCGATACACTTGTTTTCACCCGGCCGGATAGTGCAAGCATTGTTGCACTTATTAGGTGTGATAGTTTGGGAAATGCTTATCTGAGTGAAATTACCATGTTACAAACCGGGCGCTCAGTAAGGCCAAGTTTATCGGTAAAAAATAACCTTGCTTATTTCGATTGCAAAGTTGACAGCATGGCTGTCTATATGAAGCTCTTCAGACGTTTTGAAAGTGTTTCAGATACAACAGCTACTGTTGTCACTGTATATAAAGATCGTCAAAAAGGAAGGTTTGAAAAGTTTATCGATTCAGTGTTTCTTCTCTCTATTGGGTCAGTTATCGGAACCCTGGTATTTTTATTTTTATTTAGAAAGAAATGGTGGGCATAAATGGATTGCCGGCATTGATGCTTAGTGGCAACTTCCCGGAAGAAGTAGTCTTCCAGTGGAATACTGCTTTTGTCTCAATCTACATGAATGGGAAGTTGTTGCTCGAGGAGGAGTATGAGCATGCAGGCAATTACTTAATTACGCTCAGGCTTCGCGAGCTTCTGGATTCACAGCTAAAAACCATTATACCTTTGGCCGGCGATATAGTTGAACAAACAGAGTCAGTTGCTGATTTTGAAATCCATGTTCCGGAGCAAGCCGGTACCGGAATTTACCCCTTTCGTCTGGTGAAAGGTGGGATTGATTCGGAAATGACAGACTCTATGTCCTTTTTACGTGGGAATTTCTTAACCTGGATGCCAAGGGTGAAAAAAGTCAAGTTTCTTGATCCGCAATGGTTGACTTATTATGCTATTGGTGAAGCCAGACTTTTCATTCAGGCAACGTATCTTGAGGCTGATGAATTAATCACTAGTGATCCAGCTTTATTATATGAACTCCCATATGGCAAAAAGAGCACTTTGAATGTCAAGTTTCAACGACTATGGGAGCAATTCGCAGAAGAGTCCCGGTCTCCTTATTTCATAGATTGCTGGATTGAGGATGAGGGGAAAGATGTTCTATCATATAAACAGAGGTATGTTTTAACTGATCAGTTCCATGAGTTTGATGATCTTTTCTGTTTTGAAAATTCTTTAGGAGGAATAGATGTAATCAGGTTCACTGGAGAAGTCGAGAAAACTATCAATCACGAATTCAAAAATGCTCAGTTTCTTGAAAGTACTCAGGAGTATGGGGTCACAGTCAATCAACTTTATGAAAAAAGTACAGGGTTTTTTAAAAATGGCTACGAAATGCTTTGGACAAATGACTTCCTGGCAAGTATTAACCGTTGTCATTACGTTGCTGGTATGCCCATTAAAATTGTTCTGAAAGGCTTTGAAGCAAAGAGTATTAAGACTGAATTAAACCATTATGTTTTCAGCTTTGCTCATAATCGGCAAAGTAAATACCTGAACCACCAGTTAGTCATCGATCAACTTCCTGGCATCATGGGGGAGTATCCTGGTATGTCATCATTCTGGGATGATATTTATGTGAGAATTTTTGGAGATCAGGTTGTGGATGGAGTCAAAACATTCCTTCAGCCTGTTAAAACCAATGAAGTAAAACCTGCCTCTGGCGATAACCTGGTGTTGAACGATCTGGTTGTTCAGGAAGGTGGAATTATTGATTGCGGAGAATTTTAAAACCCAACAAATATGGCAAACACAATTAAAATCAAACGTTACGCATTGGATTCGAATATCCCGTCCACTGGTCTGAATCCAGGTGAATTTATCATGGCATTGGATTCGGGAAATCTCTACATATCCTGGACTGCAACAACAAAAATCCTGCTTTGCCAGGCTACACAATTGGGCGACTATTTGTTGAAAGCTCAAAATCTCAATGATTTGCCAGATAAAGGCGCTGCCCGCACAAATCTGGATGTTTACAGCAAAGGAGAGGTTGATAATTTATTGGCAGGATTGAACTGGAAGGCAGATGTTTTAGTTGTCACAACTGGTAATATTACTCTTTCTGCACTGCAGACCATCGATGGAATTGCTGTGCCGGCAGGTGCCAGGGTAGGAGTGGTTGCCCAGACCAATGCTACTCAGAACGGTATTTATATCGCAGCTTCCGGAGCATGGCAAAGATCAAATGACGCAAATGTTGCTTCTGAACTTCTCGGCGCTACATTTGGCGTTGCCCAGGGCTCAACTCAGGCTGATACTATCTGGCGTGTTTTTACTGACAGTATCACAATTGGAACCACAAACATCGATATTCAGCCTTTTACCGGTATCAAGAACATGATTGCCGGCTTGGGAATTGCCATCACTGGAAATACCATTGATATTGCCCTGGAAGAATTGTCAACTGGAACCGCAATTGCAGCTGATGATTTTGTAATCATAATTGATGTCAGCGAAACTGGCCAGGCACGCCAACGGAAGATTACTCGGGCAAATTTTCTTTCTGGTATTGTTAGTGATACCTATCAGGTTAAGGTAAATGCTGGAGGAACTGCCGGCTATCTGGATGACAAAATCGATGTTGTTGCAACCAGAGGCTTGAAAAAGACAATTGCCGGAGACAAGGTAATGCTGGAAATGGATATCAATGCAATGAATACAATTGCTGCAGATATTGATGCTGTGTCTGATATGGTTCCTGTTCATGATGCCAGTGGAGCTGTAATAGGCAAAGTCTCTGTAAATAACCTTATCAAAAATGCACTCATTGATGGGGGAAGTTACTAATGCCAAATTCCATCAGGCTTAAGAAGTCGGGTGTGGCCGGTAAGGTCCCGCAGGTTACTGATCTCAGTATTTCTGAATTGTCATATAATTATGCCGATGGTGTGTTATATGGCAAGCGGACAAGCGGTGGGCTTGAAAATATTGTAGAATTTGCCTGCAGTGAGAATCATCATTTACTTAAACATTTGGCTACTCCGGGAATTCCCGCTTCGGGGTATTCCCGTTTTTATGCGAAGGCTGATAATAATTTCTATCTGCGTACTTCTGCTGGAGAGGAAAGGCAATTTCTCACTTTTTCAGGGACTCCCAACCTTGGAGAAACATTAGTTTTTGACGGATTGAGTTGGCAAAAAAATTCAGAGATTCGGTCAGATCGGGGAGGAGAATACAATACAATCTATATTCGTTCAGCTGAATCTATTCCTGAATTTGGGGATTCTGAAATTTACATGTCAGCCGAAGAAGGAATCTTCTTCAGGACTAACATCTATAACATAAACTCTGCTGAGATTATATTCAATAGATTTGGGATTACCAGTTCAAAGCTTGCAGGATTTGGAGAAAGATTTCTTACTGTCGATGCAGGAGGTACAATAAAGGTTGCAACCAATCAGCCAATTGCCTTAGTGCAAGAAAATCGGTTACTGGGACGTATTGCTGGGGAAGGAGCTGGACCTATACAAGAAATCAGATTGGGAGATACTTTGGAATTTGACCAGTATGGAGTATTGAATGCAACAGTTAGTGGGGGAGGAGGAACCGTAACTTCAGTTGGCTTGTCAATGCCTAATATATTTTCCGTTTCTAACAGTCCTGTTACCACCACTGGCGTTCTTTCTGCATCATTAGTTAGTCAAACGAAAAGCAAAGTTCTTGCTTCTCCTCACAATGCATCAGGTGTACCTTCCTTCAGGGCATTGCTGCCTGAAGATATGCCCGATCTTTCTAATATGTATGACAACTATTATTGTTGGAATGTGAAGTTCAATTCAGGGTCGTATTATCAAATTCTCAAAGCAGGTTCAAGTGTTTATTCTGGTGCTTATAACGGGATAAATTTTATTGCAGGTTCCGGTATTGAAATTAATGAGTCCAGTCTGGCTGGTGGAGCATTAGGTATTACTATTTCCAGCCAGTTTACACAAAATGAATCAAGCTTTGTTACCTATGCTTCCAGCACTACAGTCGCAACTGGAGGAGCTTTCACGGCAATTTCAAATCGTTCCTTGCCATCAATAGGGACTTACTTAATTCTTGTTCAGATTACATGCTCATTCACAAGTGCTCTGAACAACGTCCAGGCAAAACTTTTTACAGGTGGACTCACTCATTCAAGCACACACATAGCTTCTCCATTGAATGATACTACTATAAAAACTACAATGTTTTATGCAATAGTACAGGCAACCACCATCAATTATGTGGTTTACCTGAGTGCTACCGCATTGGCCAGTGGTGCGTCTGTTATCAGTAATACTGGGATCTCAGCTCAGGGAACTGTAATGTCTTACATCAAATTAATCTAACAATGAAAGAGAAGAAACTAAAACTGACCATCAAGGAACGGGTAATCCTTTCAGATATCCTGCCGGCACAAGGAAACAAACTCCAGCAGATCATCGTCAGAGGTCTTATTTTCAAGACGGAATTCAAGTCGGAGGAAATCGATAAATTTGGCATGAACTTTAGCACGCAGGGAGTAGCCTGGAATGAAAAGGCAAAATCAGCTGAGTTTGAATTTGAACTTAATGATGCTGAAATCAGCATACTGAAAGAAGCTGCTGTCACCATAGACAAAGAAGCCCGGGTTACACAACATAACCTGGGCTTGCTTGAGAAAATTGAACTACTTTAAATGGGTTTTGGGAAATTATTGATAATCCTGGTATTTCGGTTCCCGAAATGTCGCTTCAGGTAATGATCCGTTGTTTCAATGCTTTTATGCCCAAAATGATCTCTGATTTCTTCAAGCGTTAAGCCGGCTTCAAGCAGTTTCCCGCCACCAGTATGCTTCATTGAATAGAATTTATAAATCTCCGGAAGGTTCAACTCATCCCTGAATTTGTTGAACCGGTTCCGGAGCGTGTTGTGTCCAAGAGGTAGTGATCCAGGTATCCCATTCTTACTGAAAACATAGAAATCTCTATTGTAATGGTCAATCTGGAATTTTATGCAAAGCTCTGCGAGTTCCAAAGGCATATCAATAACCCGGCGCCTGGTCTTAGCACTTTCGTCAACAACAACTACTTTGTGATTGTAAACATCAACATCCTTCACTTTTAGAAGTCTCATTTCCTGGCCCGGGCGAATTGCCAGATAATACTGAAACATACATGCCAGATAAAGCTGTGGGTTGGAATCCTGGATATGAGTGAGCAATAATTTCATATCCCGGTCATGAATTGGTCTTGCAGCCATATCTTTGAGTTTGGGAGGCTTGCTGATATCTTTAACCGGATTATCCCTTAGCTTTTCTTTCTTAATCAAGAAATTAAAGTAATCCCGGAGGATCTGCTCATACTTTTCTATGGTAAGTTTGTCAAGTCTGCTTTCCTTAATCAGGAACTCAAAGAATTTATGAATTATCCTGGTATCAATAGCAGTTAAATCAAAATCTCCATACCGGTTATTATCAAGCCAATTGACGAAGATTCTCATCTTGCTTTGATAAGTGGAGTATGTCTTAGGTTTCAATCCGGTCTTTCTGCTGCCCAGATACTCAGAAACATAAAAGCGGGTGTTTTTGGAAGTACTCCGGGCTGTCTTGAATTTCGCCGCTAGTAACTGGTACTCTGTCTGGTCAGAGTATATGATTTTTTCTTTGTCATCAAGAGGTGACCATCCGGCACGAAGTTTCTCAGTCAGCTCCTGGGCAAGATTTTTACCCCATGCTCTTTTCTGAGCCACAGATGTGCACTCCTTAAATCCTTTGTAAACTTTTATGGGCTTCATCTTTCCTGTCAAATGATCAATAACAGAAAAGTAAACGTACCAATCTCCGTTGGCACCCTCAACCAGTCGTGGGACTGTTGCAATTTTTCTTCTCATTTAGCCTTAGTGTTGTGCGTCCCCACGCAAATACCAAGGTTTTTTTTCTGCTCAAGTTTGTAGTTTAAAGTCAGTAGAAATTTTCTACTTATAACTAACTGACTTTAAACTACTTGTTGAACTTCGTGGAGCTGGCGGGAATCGAACCCGCGTCCAAACAGACAGCAATAAAGCTTTCTACATGCTTATTTTTCAGTTGGTTGTCGGAC